CGTCGTCCATGCCGATTGGATCGCTCATGTCAGCCTCTTAGCTCGGGGCCGGATTGCCGGTGCGGTACACATCCAGAATGGGATTGTACCCCTGCACAAACGGGTTTGCTGGCTGCCCTTGAGTTCCGGGGGCGAGCGTCTTCGCCGCCTCCCCGAGGAAGCGGCTAGCCCCGAACAGGCCAGAGGGGACGCCAACCTGACGCATCAGACGGTTCTGGGCCTGCATCTGCCCGGCCTGCCCGAGGGCCTGCGTGGAGGTGCCAAGGGCGCTCAGGCCGCCGGAGATCAACTGGCGGGCCTGCTGGTTGGCCTGCGCCTGCTCGTTCTGCCCCGCCATCATCATGGCGCGGGCAATGGCCTCGTCCCGGCGCGGATTGCGCGCAAACAGGCTCACGTTGCCCGAGGAAGAGGGGAAGCGCCTCGCCTGCCTCTCCTGCTCCCGGACGAAGTCAGAGATGCCCTGGAGCCTCGCCGTGCGCTGCTGCTGGAGGGCGTCAGCCGACATCTGCTGGAACAGGGGGCTGTTGGGGTTGGTAAGGGCTTCCGAAAGCTGGACCGCCCGCTCTGCCTGTGCCCGGACAGCCTTCTCCGTGGCCCGGTTCCGGCCCATGCCGAACAGGTTGGCGACCGAAGCACCGGCACCGGCAAGGTTCAGGGCCGTCTGGGCCGGGGCAAGGAACTCAAACATCAGCGTCTCCCGTGGATGTCCCCATATATCGTGAATCCGGCCAGTACGTCAGGCCCGTACTGGTCAAGAGTGCGGAACGAGACCCGGAAGTGGGCACCCCGCCAGCGGAGGGGGATCTTGCCCTCCGTGGTCCGGGCCATGCCCACGAAGTCCGTGCCGATCCTGAAGGTGCCGATCCCCCGGCCCCCGATCTCCTCCTGCGCCGTGACCGACACAAGGTCGTAGGACTGGAGGTTGAAGTCGCCCGTGGACTCGATGTCGTAGACCACCCTGCCTCCGACCTGGAAGTTGGGCACGATGTACGACCCGGTCTTGATCCGGTTGCTCTGGCGCGGCTCCTCAAGGTTCAGCCAGCCGGGCATGTATTCGGTCGGGTACAACGCCCCGTCGTCCGTAAAGGTGTTCTGGTCAAAGACGTAGACCTTGCCATCCGCCCCACCCAGAAGGAGGTCGGAGTTGGCACGGACGTAGAGGACGCTCTGGAGGCCGATCTGCCCGTCGAAGTCAGACCAACTCGCACCGGCCACGATCTTCCCGTCATCCAGCACGAAGTTGGCGTAGTTGTAGATGTAGAGCTTGCTCGCGATCTTCATCACGATCCAACTGCGCCGCTGGTAGTTGACGATCTGGATCTGCGGGTTGGGGCTTTCGATCACATCGCGGATGATTGCGCGCAGCGTGTTCTTGATCGGCTCCGAGATGTTGGACCGCTGTAGGTTGTTCGTATTGATGAGCAGGCTGATCGACAGCAGTCCGTCGTAGCCGATGAAAGACAGGTCGTTGCCGGTGTTGACGAACCCATCCGCCGCGACCACGCCCTGCGGGAACAAGCCAGCGGGTTCAAGGTCCGCCGGGGCCGTGCCGCGATAGGCGTAGACCGCTCGCTCCGTGCCGATGATGAGGTAGGTCTGGAACGAGGCAATCGTGCGCGCCGGATCGGCTCCGGGCTGCTGGCTGCCAATCGCTACCGTGCGGGTCTCAAGCGACTGGCTGTCCACCGTGAAGTCCTGGATGTCGTTCGCGCCCGAGGCCACGACGTTTCGCGGATCACGGGAGTCGATCATCCACGCTCGCCCGTAGTGGACATGGATCCAACTCGCGACCGGCATGGCAGACTGGTACAGGACGATGGAGTCACCCGCCGAGGTCGTGGCAATCGCGGGCGCGACGTAGAAGCCAGAGGACAGGATCTCGGAGACGAAGGAGCCAGCGGTCTTGGTCGTGTTGTGGACGACATCGCCAACGCGCATCGTCGTGCCGGTCCAATCCGCTACCCTGTCGGCAGAGACGGAGATGTAGGTCTGCGTTGGGCTGGTGCTGGTCGAGACGATGGTCGCGACGTTGTCGAGGACGCCATCGTAGGAAACGACGTTCAACTCGATGCTGTCGTAGATCTTGTAGCCATCTCCGGGGGTCGGCTCGCCGCCAACCGGGACGCCAGAGATCGGGGCAAGGGTGGAGCCGAAACCGCGCGCCGCACCCGAGATTGCCGTGTGGCTCACCCGCGACGAGGTCACGGCAGTCACGATGCCGTATGCCCCGCGCTTGGCGTTGAACACGATGTCGCCGGGAGCCACGAAGGTCTGCGCCGTCCAGTCCGTGACTGCGGAGTCCGTCAGAGCGTTGGCCGAGGTGGACGCACCGCAAGTGCCGTTCTCCATGACCGGCTGCAACCGCTGGAACTGTGCCGTCGCGCTGTCGATGTAGACCTGACGGTCCACGCCATTGAAGAAGACGAGCTTGTCATCAAACTGGACCGACCGCAGCCGCGCAGCCGTGGTCGCCTGCCACACTTGCGTCCAAGCCGACGAACCGTTGTAGCGGAACACGATGCCATCGGAGGACGCGAACAGCGTGGCCGTGCCGTCGCGGTCGATGTATTCGTGCAGGCCCGTGACGATGCCCTTGGTAGGCAGGGCACCCGAGAGCGCGACGTAGCCGGGGCGCTTCTCTGCACCACCCGCTGCGTTGATGAAGCGGTTGCGGAACCTCTGCGCGTAGTCGAGCGGGATCTCGGTCTCGGTGAAGTTCGTGGCGAGACCGCGCCGCGCTATCTGGTAGAACCGCTCGGGCACTTCACGACCTCGTCGTCACGCCCGGCTGGACCCGCACATACTCGCCCGTCTTGGCGGTCTGGCGTCCAAGGGCATTGTTGCGCGCGGCAAGGTACTTCAACTGCGCTGCCTGATACTGGCGCGTCTCTGCACCCGCGCTCTCGTCAAGGATCGCCGCAGCGACGAGGCCTAGGATGACCACGCGACCGGGGAACGGCACGACCACCGCGTCATCGGACCCAGCCACATACTTCGGCGGCAGCACTTGGAACTTCACGAAAGCCTCGTTGCCAGCGTAGTTCGCACCGGGGCGCGGGAAGATGCCGAGGCGCGGATTGCCGAGCGTGTCCACGCCTTCGATGATGTAGCGCGACGGCTGGCCAATGGAGTTGACCCGGTTCAGCATCCTGAACTCGTTCTTGTCCGAGATCGGCTCAAGCGGAGGGACACGACCCGACACCGCGACCTCCTGGATGGAGTGGATGAACTGCTTGGCCGTGGCGAGCGTCGTGGTGTCGATGGTGTAGATCGACTGACCGCAGACCATCGTCACCGAGGCCGATGCCTGCAACTCGTTCCAAGTCCCGAAGTCCGTCATTTCCTCCATGATGTCGTTGAGGAGGTTAATGCTGTTCTTCGTGAAGGCGTTCTGGTTCGTGGTGGTCACGCGGCGGATGTTCATCCGGTCGCAGACCTCGTTCACGATCTCCAGAATCGTGAGGTAGGGCGAGGCCATGTCAGACCTCCCTTGCGCGTAGGTTCAGCTTCTCGAAGAGGATGTTGCTCACGTTGAGCGTGGCAGTCGAGTAGACCTCGACGTAGGAGTTGGCCGTAAGCGTCACGATGCCGCCAACATGGCCCGCATAGGGGGCGGAGGAGGCTGCCATCCGCAGTTCCATCGTGGTCTTGGCAAGCGAGGTACCGTCCTTGCCGAGTCGCACCGCGACGTTCTGGACCGCCGTCACTCCGCTGACCGTGAAGTCAACGTCGAACATGAAGGTCTTGGTCTGCGAGCCGGTGTAGGTGAGGCGACCGGAGCCGTTGTGCGTGAACTGGTTGGTGAACTCCGCAGACGTTCCGACGTTGGTGACGACGTAGGAGTTGATTGCAGTCGTGGAGATCAACCCCGTGCCGGTTGCGTATGCCTCTGCCTTGGCAAGCCCGAAGATCCCGTTGGCAGAGACCTGGGTGAACGTACCCGCCGAAGCGGTGATGGTCCCGAAGGTGCCCGTGCTGCCGCCGATGGTAGCCGCAGAGACCGCCGCGAACGTCACGCCACCCGCGAAGTTGACCGGGCCGTTGATCGTCTGCGCCGTGGTCTCGGCAAGGTTCAACTGGCTGTCGATGAGGTTCTCGAAGTCGCTACCCGTGGGCGCGTCTCCGGTCTCGAAAGCCTGCTTGAGGGTTGCCTTGTCCTGCTGTGCCATGGGTCACCGTGGAGGGTAGGGGCCGCTGTCGGGGAACACGATGAAGCTGCACTCGATCTCCATGCTCCCGATGCTGCTGCCCACATAGAGGTTGTAGCCGGGGAAGCTCTTGATCGGTCGGTTCGCCGCATCGTAGGCAGGCCCGGTCTTGCAGGCGGGGCCAGCCGGTTGGTCGGGGCGGACGAAGGGGACGTTGGTCGGGTCGGACTCAGCCGTGATGAACCATTGCGGATCAATCGGCTCATCTTGGTCCTTGCGGACGTACATCCCATCCCAGCGCCGAACGACCTGATCGGCGTAGTGGACAAAGCCGCTCTCGTCATCGCGGACGAGCCATTGGCCCCGCCGCCAGCGATTGCGCTCCGTCCACCGGCCCATTAGCTCACCCGCTCAGGACCGCTCTGCATCGCCATGATGTCCACGGTCGCCGCGCCGCTGGTGCGGACGGTGAGCCGGAAACAGGAGGCGGGGTCTTCGTGGGTGAACACAGTTCCGCCCGCAAAAGCGGTAATCTGGATGAACTGCGCGGAGGCGACGCCATTTGCCAGAACACGGTCAATGCTCCACGCAGCCGAGCAGCCGGTCATGTAGGTGCCGGTGCCAGACAACTGGCGGAACACGAATGCGTACTCCTGCGTGGAAACCCAAGTGTCCACCGGCCAGTAGATCGTCGTGGTTTCCCCGGAGACCGGGGAGAAGGTCCATTGCTTAGGGCGGGCCATGTCAGACTCCGTAAGTGGAGGGGTCGAGGCGGGTGTAGACGATCTCAACCGCCGCGTTTGCACTCAGCGTGGCGATGCTACCCGAGGCAGCCGCGACGTTGAGGTAGATGGCCTGCGCGGTGGCACCGCTCTTGGCGCGATTGACGCCCGAGTCATCGAAGGCCCGGACTGCCGTCGAGGAGATCACGCTGTAGATGCCAGCCGCAGAGACCGACACCGCACCCAGCGTGTCCGAGGTGAAGACCGTGGGGGACGTACCCGCCCGCACCGTCGCCTCTCCCGCAGCAGCCGTGCCAGCGATGTAGTTGATCTCCACCAGCGCCGCCCCGATGGGGAGGTAGCCGACGAGAAGGCCGGAAACCACACCATTGGTCGAGGGGATCGTGGTCGTGAGCTTGGAGAACCGGCCCCACCCGATCTCGGGCTTGGCGTTGCCCCAGGATCCGAGGTTGACGCCCGTGGCGATGGGGCCTTGGAAGGTCGTCTCCTTCTGGCCGACACCGGGGTAGCCGTCAGACTGGCCCCTGCGGACCATGACAAGCTCGCCCATGCCCTGAAGAGCGGTTACCACGCCCGAGGCCGCAAGGACCGACATCCTGACCGGCTGGCCCGAGCCGCTGTTGATGCCCAGCGGGACCGTGGCGCGGACGGCAGAGGTCAGGGCAACCGAGTAGACGCCAGCGGCAGAGACCGAGACGCTACCGAGGTTGTCCGACTCCCCGTTGATGGCAAAGCGAACCGTCGCCTCGCCAGCCGGGGCCGTGCGGCAGTAGAAGTTGATCTCCTTGAGGTACGCGCCGTAGGGGATCATCCCCACCACCTGACCGCTGACCGGCGAGGACGCTGCCGTGGCCTGCTGGATGGTGACAAGGTTGCCGACCGTGGACCGGGACGGGATGCCGACATCCTGGCCGCCAGACCGAACCGGCCCCTGAAAGGTCGTGTCATTCCCCTTGTGCGCCGCAACAAGATCCGGGCGATCCGTCAGGGAAATGCGGGTGTAGATGACCTCCACGAAGGCAGCCGAGGCGAGTGCGCTCGTCGTGCCCGAGATCGTGCCGGTCGAGAAGTAGATCGGGGTCGGGGCGGCAGAGACGCCCGAGTGGCCGAACGGCAGGGTGGTCTGGGCCGTGGCCGAGTTGACGAATGCCCGGTAGACCGAGTTGCCCGAGATAGAGACGCTGCCGAGGTTGTCCGAGCCGCCCGTGGCCGTGCCGAACCTGAAGGCCGCCTCGCCCGTGAAGGCCCCGGTCTTCCAGATGTTGATCTCATGCAGGACCGCATCAAAGGGCAGGACCGCGACGGGCTGGGCCGTGATCGGAAGGGTCGTCAGCGGGGTCCACACGGTGAACCGACCGAAGCCCTTGTTGGTCGTGGGGATGTTGCCCGTGTCGATGCCAGAGGCAACGGGGCCGGAGAACTGCGTCTTGAGGGTCATGGAGAGATCCTTTGCTGATCCGTCCCCAATCTACCCACCGGGCAAGGACGGGGAAGGCCCCTATGAGAAAGGGGCACCCTCTCGGATGCCCCTTCCCTTGCCGGGTATGTGCCGGTCTTACGCGCCAGCCGAAGCGTAGGCGTAGCGCCAATCGGTGGCACCCACCGAGAAGCGCGCCGTCGTCTTCGTCTTGAGGATCTCCGTGTCGAACTCGTTGTCACGGGTGATCTCGGCGTTGCGGCGACGGTAGAACGTCGCGCCCGCCTTGGCGTTCGTGATGATGAACCACGCATCCGGGTCCGTGAGGAACGGGTTCACGATCAGGTCAAGCTGGCCCGCCATCGGATTGATGTCGTTGTCAGCCGAACCCACCGCGAACTTCGTCCCGAGGATCTTCTCAGCCACGAAGCGGTTGGTCGGGGCGACCAGCAGCTTCTCGGGCATGAGGTTGATCTTCAGGTCGGAGTCGTCGCGCCAGTCGTGGATGTCGATGTACGCCTGCTCCAGCGACGCCTGCGTCAGGTCCGAGGCGACAGCGGGGATGTTCCGCTGGGTGCCACCACGGACATTCGGGTGCGTCGAGGAGAAGAAGGCGCTGCCATCCGCCGTCAGCATCGTGCTGAAGCCGAGGTTGAAGACCGAAGCGGCGACGGTCTCTTCCGTCTGACGCATCGACTCAGCCAGCATCTTCGGCACGTTGTTGATGACGTTGTACTGCTCGTCTTCCATCAGTTCGCGGGTGATCGTCGTGCCCAGCCCGTAGGTCAGGTTGACGTACTCGCGCTGATAGCCCTGGAGCATGTCCACATACGGGACGCTGTCACCATCGTCCTTCTGCCCGACGAGGCCGAAGCCCGTCACGCCCTGCTCCTTCTCGAACGCCTTGTTCGAGCGACGCAGGATCATGAAGCGGTTCCACAGCGGCGGGTAGCGGCGGTAGGTGTCGGCCCAGATCGTGGAGATGCCGGGCCACAGGAGTTCAGGGAGATTGCCAGTTCCGGTCGTCATGTGCGGTCCTCCCTATCAGGTCGAGGTGTAGGAGTGGAGGGCGATGCGGACCTCAAGGTCGATGTACGCATTGCCCCAAGCCGAGTTGTTGGCGACCGAGCCGAGGCCGCGAGCCTCAGTCGGAGCCAGACCCAGCACCTGGAAGGTCTTCACGGACGTATCCGCCGAACCCGCACGGATCTGCATCACCGAGGTGCCCGCAGCCGTGTTGCCGTTCGTCGCAGCCGTCAGCGAGACGTACTGCCCGACCATCGTCTCCGCAGCGGAGGCGTCGGCCTGACAGATGAACGTGATCTGCTGGCTGTCGTAGACCGCCGCCCACCCAGCCGTCGAGGCGGGGAGGAAGGGGCCACGGCCCGGCTGGCTGAACGTGAGCGGGCGACCGTTCTCGTCAAACAGCTCCGAAACCACGCCGAGGCATCGGGTGTTCGCGGCAGCGTTGGACGAGAGGCGGATCACGCCGAGGCCCGCCGAGTTGAATCGGACGGGGTCGTTGATGAACAGGCCCTGGGTGTTGCCCGACGCAGTCACTCGATAGAGCTTCGTGCGAAGGGTGTTGCCAGCAGCCTTGTTCCGAATGGCCTGGAGGCCATAGGGAGCGTCGGTCATGTTGGACTCCTTCTGGAGGGGTTAGTCGATTGTGATGTCGCCCTCGACGGTAACGCCCGTCTTTGAGCGGATGTCTCTCTTCGTCCTCGTCTTGAGGCCCGTGAGCTGCTCCTGAGATGCGTTGCGGTAGTACGCCTCGCGCTCCCGAGCCATCTCTTCGGGCATCTTCATGAGGACCATGTCCCGATACTCCAGCACACCGGCTGAACTTCCCGCCCCCGACTCCACCCCATTGGGGCGGTCGTGGACAGCGTCTCCAGCATCCGCCTGCTCCCAGCCTTCAGCACGCTTCTTCAGCATGTTGGCGGGTTCAGCGTGGACCCAGCGAAGCCTGCTGGACGGGTCCCTGCTCTTGATGCCGAGAGGAGCAGCGGGCGCCCAACTACGGTTGCCCTTCTTTGCCGACTTCTTCCGGCCCTTCTCCGCGAGCGCACCGGCTGCGGAATCGTTGTCAATGTCTGCCATGGTCAATCCTCCACCGCAACGACCCTACCCATAGCCTTCTTCTGCTTGAGGTAGAGTTCGTGTGCTTCCTTGCTGGTTTTGGCGAGCGAACCGCGCCCACCCATGAACATCGCCTCTGCGATGACTCGCTCCTGAGTGCTGAGCGAAGTGCGCTCGCGCTCCTGTGGAGCCGGTCGGCCCCGAGGCGAGGCAAACGCCCGGCGAACCGGGTTGGGCTGGTCCTCGTCCTCGTCATCGTCCTGCGGACTTAGCTTCTGCCTGATTCTGACATCAGCCTCGCTCAAGATTTCCCGGAGTGGAGCATCTGGGTACTCGTTGGCAACCTCAATGATGATTGCCTTTGACTCGTCAAACTTTGGGTGCCCAGGATTGACCCAAGGCCGAAGCGGCTTTCCATCCTCACCAGTCTGCTTCTGCCATGCCGAGAGGATTTGCTGCTCCATTGAGGAAATTGGAGGTGGGGCTTGAGAGGCGACTTCCTCGCTCTTCTTAAGCTCCATTTCCTTTTCCCTTGCCTCCTGCTTCATCTCCAGAAGCCGCTCGTTGGCCTCCGCAAAGGCCTCAACGTCGCCGACCGCCATTGACTCCTTCATGTTCTTCTTGATGGTCGCCAGTTCGGCCTGCATCTCCTTGTCCCGCATGCCACCGGCGATGGTCTCAAGGGCCTTCTGGAGCTTGGTGTTCTGCTCGGCAAGCAGGGAGATCTGCCGCTCGGTCTTCTCCGCTCGCTCGTTCGCCTCCTTGGTGTGGCGATAGAGGCGATTGAAGCGGGCCTTCAGCTTGGGGTCTTCGATCTCGACCCAATCCGTTCCCTTCTCTTCGGGTTCCTGATCGACAGCTTTCGGCGCGGCCTTGGGGGCTGCGGCTTCGGGCTTCGCGACAGGAGCTTTCGCAGGCGCGACAGGAACATCGTCATCCGACACCTCCACGCGGCTTCCGATCCTCTCGGTCATGCGGCGACAGCCTTGGCATCATCCTCGATGACACCGATGATGTCTTCCTCCTGCATGACGTACAGGCCCGGCTCAAAGGCGATGTGCTTGGCCGCCCACTTGCCGAAGAGAACCCTGTCACCGGCCTTCATCACCTCGCAGGCTTCGCCCACGGAGACGACTACGCCCTCGTCGGGGATCATCTTCTCTTCGACGGTCTTGGGGATCTCGAAACCCATCTTGTTCAGGGCCGAGTACTTGGTGCCGATGGACGCCTGTAGCGTCTCTGCACGGACGACAACCCTCGCGAAGAGGGGTCGTAGTTTCTTGCTCATGCTTTCCTCTTTGGGCGGAATGCCCGAGAGGAAACTAGCGGATCGGCAGGGAGGCGGAAGGGGGGATCAGAGGAGGGGGACGGATCCCCCCTTCCAGGGTGCTCACGACTGGCAGGCTGATTAGCAGCCGCGACCACCCTTTTTCGGCTTCTTCTTCATCTGGATCACCCCCTTACAGGAACCCTCTGATGGACTCGTAGGTTGCCGCCGCATCAGCCGGATTGGCGAAGGGGCGACCGAGAACGGAAGAAGCATACTGCTGTTCGATGGGAAGAACATAGGGATTCTGCACGGGAGCGCCACCGTCCGAGATCAGTCCCCGCGAGAGAAGGTTGGCGTAGTACCGGCGTACCGGATCGGTACGGAAAGCGGAGTTCACGCCCTGCGTCCCGTAGGTCGAGATGAGCGCACGCTGCTGGATGTCGCTCATGCCGGGGCCGATGAAGGAACTGATCTCCTGCGGCGGGGCCATCTCGCCGCCACGGAGGTAGCGGGGCGTGGGGTTGGCGACGGGGACGAATGCCTCGTTCCGCATCTCGCCAAGGCCGGTGCCGAGGTTGCCGGGCATCCCGGACGGACCACCCTCAAAGGCAGCCATGTTGCTGATTGGGCTTCCAGTTGGCCCCTCTGGCACGCCAAGTGCCGTCAGGCCACGACCAATCCCATATGCAAGGCCACGCATGGCGGTGCTTGTTGGGCTGAATGCGTCCATGAGGGTGAA